TCAAGATTATCGACCAGAGATCATTTTAAGGAAATATCATATAATGAAGCAGAAGACATAGTAGAGCATATCGCAGAAGATATATTGAAACCAACACCAAGAGCAGTTTGTGTATTCTGTCAGTCAATGGGTAGAACATTACAAGAGAAGTACGGAGTAAGAAAGCATAGCAAATCGCAATTAGTTTTAATAGATTTTATTACAAGAATAGTTTATAAGGAAAAATATGTTAGCAACTATCAAAACATTATTGGATGAGATAAAGAAACTTGAGAGAAAGGTGACTATAAAACAGGCTAAGTTTGCTAAAGAGTATGCAGTTGATGGGAATGCAAACAGATCATACAAAGTTGCTTATAATGTGAAAGATAATGCTACCTCGAAATCAAATGGATCTAAGCTATTGAATTTACCAACCATTACCAACCTTATTGAGAAATGGAAGGAATATAATCGGATAGATGGACTGGGAACGAAGGAAGGAATGATAGAACATCTAAAGAAAGCTATAGAGGAATTTTCAAAGACACAATTAGTCTACGATAAACAAGGTAATGCGAGGCTTGCGGCAGTCGATTCGTTGATCTATAAAACAGCAGTAACCGAGTTGAATAAAATACTTGGTGTTCATTCGGCAACTAAGACAGAGGTAGATTTTACCGGAGCTGCTATGATTGCAGAGCAAAGAACTGGTGACTTCCTTGCTTATATTAAACAAAAAAATCGTGCAAATAAAACTCAAAGAGAGTAAACAAAGAGAATGGGTAAAAAGAATTATGATTGAATGTAAGGATTGTGGTTGTAAGAATTATAAGTTTATAACTTTTTATGAGGATGAGCTTGACGAAGATAGAAAGGATGAATGGATGGACACTTCTTCATCGGATCTACGATCTACAGAGTGAACTTAGAAGGATCGTTAAGGAGAGAGAAGATGCGGAAATCCAGTGGGTAAACATCCAACGGATTAAAACTTGTGACAAGGAACTAAAGCGAATATCTGATCAATTCCGAAATATGATGATATTAGAAAAATGATTGATAAATATTTAGACGATAGGATTTTACAGTGGATACACTATAATCAAATACGGACTTCCAAGGGGGAGCCTTTTGAATGGGAAGAACATGAGTTTCTAGCAGATCCATTGTGCGATTGGCATCCAAACCAAGCAATCATTAAATCATCGCAGATAGGATGGTCAGAGACTGCTATATTAAAAGCCTTCTATGCAGCAAAGGTAAGAAAGTATAACGTGATCTATACATTACCAACAGATCAATTTTTAGAGAAGTTCGTACCACCAAAAGTAAACAAGATAATAGAAAACAATCCTCTTATATTTGGAGATGTATCAGGAAACATGAGTTTAAAGTCTCTGGGAAGTGGGCTAGATCAAAGGTTTATAAACTTTACAGGAACATATAACAGTAAATCAGACTTGAAGAAGGAGGAAACATCAAAGGGAATTTCTTATACGTCAGACTTAAACATCCACGATGAAGCCAGCAGGTCAGATCAATTTGTTATAAACCAAATGAGATCTAGGCTTGATAATAGTTTATATAAAGGTAGATGGTTATTCGATAACCCAACATATCCATTGATGGGGTCGGATGCAGTGTATCAGAAATCAGATCAAAGACATTGGATAGTACAGTGTGGACATTGTGGATATAGGCAATACATTGATTGGTGCAGACTTGATAAACTAGATTTTAAATCGGGAACAAGCCATAGCTGGGTAGATGTTGATAAAAAGATATTCGTATGTGGAAAGTGTCGTCAGGAATTATCAGATGTTGATAGAAGTATTGGGGAATGGATAGCTAAGTATCCAAGTAGAACAGAATATAGAGGTTACTGGATGCCACAAATGATTTATATCCGGCATCATGTAAAAGATATACTAGAGAAAGAAGAAGATGTAACACTTGAGAAATCGTTTTTCCATAACTTTGTACTAGCCAGACCATATACAGCATCCGATATTAAAGTGAACAGAGAAAATATCGTAGCTAATATGGATGGTGAGAAGAATTGGCAGGAACAAAATGCAATGGGAGTAGATCAGGGTAACATGAAGCATTATGTTATTGGTAATGTACAAGGAATATTCAAGGTGGGTAAGACAGAATCATGGCAAGAGATAAAGTATCTATTTGAAAAATACCAATGCAAAATGGTTATTGATGCTTTACCTTATCAGCAAGTACCAAGATCAATGTCAACAGATTTTAAAAATAGAGTTTGGAGGGCATTCTATAAACCAGAATCAGATCAAAGAGATATAGCTAAATTTGAGGATAATGGTACTGTACTGATTAGGAGAGAGGAAACATTTGATGCTATTATTGATCTTATTCAAGGAGGAGAGTTTCCAATTCAGGTATCATTAACGGATCTTGAGGAATACATAAGCCATTGGAGTTCACTAGTTAAGATCGTAGAGCCAGATAGAATAGGTAATGATAGGTTTAGATGGGCTAGTGTAAATGGAATAGATCACTTTGCTCATGCTACGCTTTATTGGTACATAGCATTACAGAAAGCAAAGATAGGTTTTGCTTCCAGATTAAAGTATAAGAAGCAGGAGAAAGCAAGAAGGGAGGGAATATGGGTAAAGCCAGATGGAACAGTAGATCAATCTGTACTTGATGAGTTTGTCGGGCAGAGAAAACAGTAGTAATATCTTATTATAGTTAAACATGAAATATGGGAGATACTAATCGTTCAGTGAATATTCCAAGTGCGGATCAGGTTCCACAAGATAATATTTTGCAAGACTTAATGTCAGCTAGTGAGGATGATGCAGCGACAATAATCAGAGAAAGGATAGCCGAATGTCAGGGTTATTACGAAGAATTAATAAGGAGATATAACGAGAATAAAGAATACTGGAAAGGTAATCAAATTGACGAAAGCAAACTAAATGTAGGTGAAAGTAAGATAGTTATAAATAAGATATTCCAAGCAGTAGAAACTATTGTTCCTATTGCTACAAGGAAAACGCCAGAGCCATCAATTGTTATTAAACCTAGAACGAATGCCAACAAGAGTTTAAAAGATAAACTAGAAAGACTACTCAAGGATGAATGGGATATTTACGATAAGATGCGACAACAAATGCAGATCGGGGATAGGAACGGGCAGATGGCAGGATTCGTTTGTGGAAAGATGTACTGGTGTGAAGATGAACAAAGATCAAAACACTATATTGTAAACCCAAGATCTATAATGTTTCCTAGAGGATACGCAACAAAGGATGAACTTCCTTATATTGTAGAGATTAAAAGATACACATTAACGGAAATTAAAGATTTATTCCCAGATAAGTTTGAAGAAGTAGTTGCAAAAGTAAAGACACATGGTGATAAACCAAGTCTAAAATCACAGATAATTGTATTCGAGTATTGGGAGAATGATTTAGTAGCATATCTTTATGAGGATATACTACTGAAAAGAACACAGTCACCATTGTATGATTTTAAAAATGTAAAAAACAATCACTTTGCAAAACCAAAATCACCATATCTCTTTACTAGCTTTATATCTACAGGAGAAAACATAGCCGATGACACGACAACGATTGAACAATCTATCTCAATACAGAATGCGGTTAATAAGAGAAAGAGACAGATCGAAACAAACACAGAGTTTGCAAATGGTAGATGGGTAGTAGCCGGAAACTACATATCAAGAGACGAAGCCGAGAACATAGGTAATAATGATCACGCAATATACCTAGAAGGGGCAGACAATGTAGAAGGTAAGCTAACTCAACTACTTGGTAGACAGCTTGATAATGGTACTTACACTGATATGCTTGATAGCAAATCAGAGATAGACAATATATTCGGTACACACAGCACAACAAGAGGTGAAAGAGATTCGATTGAAACAGCAACAGGTAGAGCAATTCTTAAGGAATCAGACTACGGAAGAATAGATTTAACAACAACTAACTTAGAACAGTACGATGAAGAATACTTCAACTGGAAGATTCAGATGTGGAAACTATTTAAAACCGATGATTTAGAAATAGATTCGGAATACTATGATGCAAAAAGCAGATCCGATGTTAAGATCAAGATCAATGATTTTAAGAAAGCCAAGATTTTGTGTAAGGTTAAAGATGGAAGTACAGCCCCGAAAGAGCCGATAGCAGAACAAGCACAGGCAATAGATTTGGCAAAGAATAAACTAATGTCATTAAAAGATCTATATGAGGTATTGGATTATCCAAATCCTAACAAGATGGCTAAGAACGCATTACTAGAACAAACAGATCCAGCACAACTCTATCCAGAAATCACAGATCCAATGCAGTTTGAGCCGGAGGCAGTCAGGCATACAGTTGATATTCTAGCCGATAGACAGACAGGAGATCAGGAGGTTGATTTATTCAAAGGGGAGTTAGAGGCATACAGCAAGCACTTGAGTACACACATACAGTATCTCAAAGGTGTTGAGATCTATGATGGACTTCCAGACTATGAATCATTAAGTGAATTTATAAAAGGACAACTAAAAGAACATATAGAACTTGAGAAGATCAATCTTGAAGAATTAGCTAATCAACAGGAACAACAGATGCAAGGACAACAGGCACAAGCACAGGACTTGGTAACACAGCAAGGAGCAGTAGAACAACAAGGGCTAGAGGCACAGGCAATGATGCAGGATCAGGCGATGCAACAAGCAGGAATGCAAGGAGCAATGCCACCAGAAGGAATGCCACCAGCACAGGGAATGGCAGGAATGTTGTCGGGTGGGAATGGTGAAGGTATAATTTAATTAGGATCGAATCGACAACGTAATTGTCGTTATTTATTATTATTATTAAATGGGAAGTATTGAATTGGATGAAGCATTAAAGTCGGATTCATCCACCGATGAAACAGCCAACAAGGATGAGGCTGAAAATAAAGATTCCGATGATAGCACAAAGGATGAGAAACAATCCGATGACAATGCAGAGCAAGATAATGAGGAAGATGAAGAAGGAAAATCAAAGGAAGCTAAAAACTACAATGAGATTCCTAGATTCAAGGAACTTATTAAACAAAAGAACGATGCACTAAAGGAGAAGGAAACTACTCTTTCAGAGAAGCAACAACTCCAAAAGGAACTCGATGAATTGAAGCTCAAGTTGTCAGGTGCAGAAAAGGATAAACAGAAGGTAGATGGAAATGTAGGAGGATTCGAGGACTTTAAACCAGTTATCGACACTAAATACACTTTCAAGAAGCCAGAAGAATATCCAGACATTATGTCACTCTATGGTGACATAAGAGCAGCTCTTATAAAAGATCTTACAATTATTGATCAAAGAGAAAGGGATAGAATACAGAGCCAAGAGGTACAAACTAAAACATCTGTACAAAAAGAATTAGATGATGTTGAAACCTTCTTTGCTGATGATAAGGATAACAGGGATAAGTTTTTAACTTACGCCTCATCCAAGTATAAAGCAGGCTCTAAAATGCCCATCCTAGATATGTTAGATCTATGGAATGATCTTGCAAAGGATCAAAAAGATAAGCCAGATTCAAATACATTAAATGCAATTGGATCAGGTAAATCATCCGCAGCGTCTACGTCAAAGGAGGACACATACGATCCTTCATCCGAGAGAAATAAAAGTATGTTTGATTTAGGAGTTGAGTTTCTACATAGAAATAAGAAATAATTTTTTAATTAACTTTGATGGATTTTTCAACAAACGTACAAGCCTTCACGCAAACAAAACTTGCACCAAAGGCAGTTGATACAATTCTTTCGGGAAATGTATTGGCAACACGCTTAATTGGAAACGCACAGCCTTGGAGAGGTCGAAAGATGGACAAGACTGTTATTGTTACCAAGCAAGCAAATGGTGGATCATTCGGATCAATGGATACTTTCAGTACCAACAAATCTGACACCAAGAGGAGATTATCATTCGATATTCGAGGGTATGAAATACCAGTCGTTATTGATGGAACAGAGAGAGATGTCACAGCAGCCGATGAGCAAGCAGCCTTAGATCTAGTAATAGAAGCTATGGAAGAAGCAGCCAACGCCGGAATGGATGACATAGGGACAATACTTTACGGAGATGGCACAGGCAACTCAAGCAAAGACTTCTTAGGTTTAGCAGCTATCATTGATGATGGTGGTGAAGTAGCAACTTATGGAGGTTTAGCAAGAGGAACTTATCCTTCACTTAAAGCTAATGAATATGATGTAACCGGAGCAGTCACTTTGGCAGCAATGGCTACAGCAATGTCAGCAGCCGAAAAGGGAAGCGATAAAACCACTCTTATAGTTACCGATGATACTCGCTTCAATCAGTATGAAACATTACTGCAAGCAACAGTAGCATCAAATGTTACAGCCGATGGCTACAAGCAGGTAACTCGCAATAGTGTTGTACCAAGCATATCAGCTTTGAAAGGTGATCTAGGATTCAATGCTTTATTTTTCAGAGGTGTTCCAATCGTAGCCGATGACAAATGTACATCAGGCAAGATGTGGGGTATCAACGAGAGACACATAGCATGGTATGGACTTAAATCAGCCAGCAAGAAATACTCTCCAATTCAAATTGGTGGGAATAAGCAGATTGATGGTGTATACAGCGATGTACCCAGTAAGAATATGGGTTTTAATTTCAGTGGACTAATAGATAGCATTAATCAATATGCAGAAGTTGGTCACATAATTCTGCTTGGCAACTTGATCTCATTCAACCCAAATAGGCACTGGACAATTAACTTCTCATAATTAATAGGAGTAAACTATGTTAAAAGCACACAACTATATTCCAGCACTTAAATTCGGTGGCAAAATAATGCCAGAGGATATTGCTGGGATGGTGGGCTTGCCTATGGTAGGTAACATATTCTATGTTGATGCTACTAATGGTTTAGATACCAATACTGGCGATTCATGGGGTAGTGCCTACAAGACACTCACCAAAGCAGAGGACTCATGTGTTACTCACAATTATGATGTTATTATAGTAGCTCCCAATGGAACTGCTGGTACTGCGGAAGTCGCAACTATCACATGGGACAAGAGTTACATAACAGTAATTGGAGCAAACGCAGAAACGGGGATTTCGCAAAGATCAAGAATCGTATTTACAGTTGATTCGACAGATCCTTGTTTGACTATCTCCGGAAATGGAAATAGATTTTTAAACATTCAACTTGCTACATACCAAGCTAGTAATGATGTACTTGTAAGTTTAACTGGAGACAGGAACTACTTTAACAATGTACATTTTGCTGGAATTGGTCATGAAACAGCAGGTGATGATGCAACAGCTCGATGTATAACATTGACTGGAGCAGAGGAAAATTTATTTGAAAATTGTACAATAGGTCTTGACACAGTAGCAAGATCAGCAGCTAATGCAAACGTAGAACTTACGTCAGCTAGTACACGCAACGTATTTAAAGGATGTTTATTCTTAGCGTATGCGGATAATGCAGGAGCATTATTTGTCAAAGCTGCATCATCGGGAGATATAGATAGATTCGTTATGTTCGATCACTGTATGTTCCATAATGCAGGTAATTCAGCAGCTACTACTATGACAGTTGCTATGAGCCTTAGTGCATCAGCAGGTGGTTCAGTTATCCTTTGGGATAGCTGGTTATTTGGTGCTACTGATTGGGCTAGCGACTTTACAGTTGTAGAAGCAGCAGGCGGAATGGCACAAGCTACAGGAGCGACAGCAGGTCTAACAGTAGCAGCAGCTTAATTATTTAATTTATTGTTATATTTGAAAATATGGCATACTTAACAGGAAGAACGGAAGTTTTTACTGGGGATACGACAGTTGTCGATTCAGCAGCAATGCACCCAGTAGGTACAAGGGCTTTCGATAAAGATGGTAACGAATACATCTACCTTCTAGGCGTAGCTAGTGTAGCGATTGGTACATGGGTTTCATTCGATGAAGCCGGTGTAACTACTCGATCAGCAGCTAATGCAAAGGGTAGAGTAGGAGTTGCTATGGCAGCAATCGTAGCTTCTAGCTATGGTTGGTTTCAGATCTATGGTGAAGCAAGTGGCTTGGCTCTTACAGCTTTTGCTGATAACGGCTTAGTTTTCTTGACAGGCACAGCAGGATCAGTTGACGATACAGCAGTAGCAGGTGACTTAGTAGTCGGTGCTATGGGCAGATCGGCAGTAAACGAAACAACTTTATTAGCAACCTTTGAATTGAATTATCCGTTTGTAACGGACAATCTAGGGTCTTAATACTGGAACTGGAGGGGAGTAGTAATATTCCCCTCCTCAAAGATTATTTATTATTTTTATATACATGGAAACAACAGAATTTACAGTAATGGGTGTGAAGAATCCAATGCCAGAAGATTATGTTTTTACTTGGGATAAAGTACCTTATGTAGCTAAAGCAGGTACAGTTACAAACTTCCCCAAATTTTTAGCAGAACACGCAGCCCTTAAAATGGCTAGACTTATAGTCACAAATCAGTTTGGTATTGTTAAGGTCAATGACAAGGAATTAATGGACAAGACAATCGCATCATTACTAGTTGAGAATACTGGATATGCTATACCAAAACCAAAGACAGAGGCACAAGTATTACAGGAACAAGTGCATAAAATGAATGAGGAATCAGAGGTAGGTGCTAGTGAGCAAGCAGAAGTCATAGAGGATTCATTCCAGAATTTAAACGATGAAAAAATCGTAACAGAAACAGAAGAAGAAATGATCGCAAAAGAAAAAAAGATTAATAATCCAAAGGCAGCAGAAGCGGATGCGATGGCAACAATGTCATCTCCGAAACTTAGAGCCATTGCCACAAAAGAGGGTGTATGGATTAAGGGGATGACACAGGAGGAAATGGTAAAGGCAGTTATGGAAAAAAAGTATGGAGTATGAGCCATCAAGAAGAAAAGTTAAAATTTATTGAAAATGAAATAGAACTTAAAGAAGAAGTATTAACAGATCTTACGAAAGAACTGAACAATATACATGAGGCACTAGAGATAGCTAAGGGTAATTATGCCCAAGAGCTAGAGAAAGAATCTAGTGCCTTTATGAAAAAGATGTCAGAGTTCGAAGAAGAACTCAAACATCCAGAGGAAACACTAGATCTGGTATATACAGATCTGGAGAATAAGAGAAGGGATTTAGAAAGTTATAAACAGGAATTAGTAAAATGGCAGGACAGTTTAACGACAAAAGAAAAACAGGTTTACGATATAGAAGAAGATCTGGAATCGTTAAAGAGTACAGCGATTTTATTATGGAATAAATTATTTGAGAATATTACTGCTGATATTAGGAGCAATCGGGAAATAATAGACCAAAGATCAAAGTTATTGGATATAAGGTTTAAGAGATTGGAGAAGGAGGAAAAGAGCATTAAGGATAAGATAGCTTCATTAAGGTCATTACAGAACGAAATTTTAACTAAGCGAGTACAAAATAATGGCTAACGTAAACAGAGATCAAAATAGGATTACCGGAGCTGCTGCTGAATCAAGTGATGGTGACAACACAATTGTTCCATTACAGGCAGATCCAACAACACATAGGCTTAAAGTAGAGGGAGTAGGAGGAATAGGAATTATAAACGAGAATTGGGATTCTGTAACTGTAGCATATCCAACAACAAGCACAGAGGTTTACACTTTCACTTATGGTGGACTTGCAGTAGCTACAGTAACAGTAACATATACAGATGCTACGAAAGAAGTATTAACATCAGTTGTTAGGACTTAAAGTATGTACTATAGATTTAACCCATTAACAGGAGCATTAGACCTAGTAAATATAGCTGGAGATGGTGATACTGGTGTTCAGGGTGATACGGGAGTTGCTGGTGTGGATGGTGACACTGGCACTGCTGGTGGTGTTGGGGCAACTGGAGTAAAAGGAGACACTGGAACTCAAGGCGATACTGGATCGGGTACTACTGGTGCAACTGGCACAGCAGGGGCAAAGGGTGACACAGGTACGCATGGAGATACTGGTGCTGGTACTACAGGAGCTACAGGCACAAGCGGAGATCAGGGCGATACGGGTGTACAGGGTGATACTGGTGTTGGAGAAGGAACAGAAGGAGCCACAGGAGTAACCGGTGCAACAGGTGTAGGAACAACGGGTGCTACGGGTACAACTGGAGCTAAAGGTGACACGGGAACTCAAGGGGATACCGGAGCAGGAACTACTGGAGCAACAGGTACGACAGGGGCAAAGGGTGATACTGGTACTCATGGAGACACTGGAGCAGGAACAGTAGGAGCTACTGGAACAGCAGGAGATCAAGGTGATACAGGTATTCAGGGTGACACAGGAATTGGAACAGTTGGAGCAACTGGTACTGCTGGTGCTAAAGGAGATACTGGAACTGCTGGAAGTGCAGGAGCTGATGGGGACACAGGAGTAACGGGAGCAACAGGAACTGCTGGATCAAACGGAACTCAAGGAGATACTGGAGTAACAGGCTCGGCTGGTGCAGATGGTGATACAGGTGTTACTGGAGCAACCGGTACGGCTGGATCGGCAGGTGCAAAAGGCGACACTGGAGTTACTGGAGCTACGGGTACAGCAGGTACAGTAGGAGCAACCGGTACTCAAGGTGATACAGGAACGGCTGGGACAACAGGGGCTACTGGTACTACTGGTGCAGCAGGGAATACGGGTGTAACAGGAGGAACGGGTACAACAGGTGCTGCCGGTAATACAGGAGTGACGGGAGCAACCGGAACTACAGGAGCAACAGGGGTTGCAGGCTCAACATGGACACTTACAGGTGCTCCAGCTGATGACCATACTGCAAGTGGAATTATACTATCAGCAACAGCAGCAGCTAATGTAGCTTTTGGAGATGTATGCTACATAGCATCAAGTGGTAAAGCAACTCTAATAGATGCTGATGCAATAGCTAGCATGACAGCAATTATGATGGCGGTAGCTACAATCAGTGCCGATGCGGCAGGTAATTTCCTGCTATATGGGATAGCTAGAGATGATACTTGGGCGTGGACAGTCGGAGGTATAGTTTATGGTACAGTAACGGGGACAACGGGAAATACTCTATCACAAACGCCACCAACCGGCACAGATGATGTTGTTCAAATTATGGGTGTTGCAACACACGCAGATAGGATGTTCTT